CTCACCAGATGCGCCCGTCAGCGGGCCCAGTGCTCGAATCTTCATAGTTCACCTCATGGGTTGGGGACTGATGAGCACAAGAGCCTCATCAGGGTGTTGTCGTTGTCTGGCAGAACGGCCTCGACCTTGTAAGTCACCCCGCGCCTGGCAATCCGCCAACCAGGGGCAATATCGGCGCGGGGCCTGGCGATGATCTCGGCAGTCACCACGGACGCCAGCTTCTCAGCGACAGGCGCCACCCTACCGCTAGGGATGCGAATCTCCGCCCACAGGATTGCAGGCGTCGCCGGCAGCCAAGTCACGGTGGCCCCACCGGATTTGTTCCGCTCCTCATGAGGGAATGTCACCTGGCAGCGATTGCGCAGCGGGCCGGCCCTCATACGCCCCACCCAACACGGTGCGGGTTGAGAAGCGCCTTGGAGCCTTGCGGCAACTCGGTAGCAATGGTCCCGATCACGACGTCTTCGCGGTTCGCGTAAAGGTGGCCGAGGATCAGCAGGCAGGCCGCGGCGATCTGCTTGTTACAGACCATTGGGCGGTCGCCGGCATCCCCTGCAGCTACTGCCTCGTCCAGCGTCAGCTGGTCCGCGTAAAAGCGACGGTTCAGATAGTCCATCGCCTGTCCTTCTGCCGCCTCGATCAGGAGCTCCAGGTACTCGTCGTCATCGTCGGGATCTCGAAGATGATGACGGGCAATGGCCAAGCTGATGACCGACATACCGCTACTCCTTCAGCGGTTCGAGGGATGCCAATTTCCGCTGCAGCAGTTCTTCCGCATGCCGGCGTGGCACCGTATACGCAGGGCCGCCGCGTCGACGAAGCTCACCTTCATCCATGTACGACCGCAGTGGATAGACCAGAACACTTGTAGGGTTCGGCTTGATCGCGGCCTGCTCCACCGCCCGGGGCTGATCGGCAGCCTTAGCGGTTTCAGCCTCAGGCGTGCCGGCCTGAGCAGCGACTTCAGGGCCAATTGCGGTGAGGTTGGGGGTAACGGCGGAGGTGGCTAGCCCTTCCGTAGAGAGGCTCGCTATAAGGTTTGATGTTGCCTGGTCCTCACCCAGCTGCGGCGCTGCGGTTTCCGTCGACTCGGGGGCCGCGCCAGAAGGCACAGCCTCGCCGGAGTTTGCCGAGATCTTTCCGCCGGAGGAGCCAGGGGAGCTGCCGCCTTCTGACTGCCCTGCGGCAGGGTCAGTTGCGATTACGGGGTCTTTAGGGTCGGCTGCGGGTACTGGTGTTTCCTGTTTGCGTGCCATTGGGATGCTCCAGTGAGGCGCCATTACTGACGCCACGTTGCGGAAAAGTTACGGCGTGCCGGTCAGTTGGCCGGTCACGAAGGCCTCTTCGCGGTAAATGGCGAAGGCTAGGCGCTCTTCAGCACGAATGGTCGCCATGTTCTTCTCGAAGTCGTCGCTGTTCTCGGTCGAGATCAGCACTTCGATTTCCATCCGGTCGAAGATCTGTGCGCCGAGCTTGAACGCGCCGACGAGGAAGTCGTCTTGGGTCATGGCCTGAGTGGACACCACTGGGCGATTCCAAAGGCGCGGACTGGTGCCATCCTGAGGCTGGCCGATGATGTAGCGCCCCTCGCCATCTTTGGTCAGCTCGATCGCGGCCCAGTCGATGGGATTCAACACGATGCCATCCGACGGGAACTCTGCGAGCTCGGCCTGCAGCAGCGCCAGGCGCAGGCGGTCGATTCTCTGCTCGCCAACCACTGTCACGCCAGCAGGCGCGGCGTACAGCTGGGCAACGGTCATGAGGCCTTGCAGATTCGCACCGGTGCCGCTGCCGTAGAGCAGCTGGGCTTCTTCCGCCATGTTCAGGCCGTAGCGCGCGCGACCGTCGATGTAGCTCTGCAGCGCCTTGGCGTCGTCCAGCATCTGCCGGCTTGCCTTGAACAAGTGAGCAATGGTGCGCACGTTCGCGGTGGCCAGGGCGAACGTCAGATCGGAATACGGCTTTGCGGCGGTTTCCGCAACGGTGCTCGCGTTGTTGGTGAAACCGGTTTCGCGGATGTATTCGATGGAGTTCGATTCGGTTTCCCCCGGGGCAACCAAGTCGCGGACGGTCAGCCGGCGCTGAGGTGGCGCGATAACACCAGCCAAGCGCTGCGCAGGAACCAGGTCACCGCCGGTTGCAGTGGTGATGGCCGCACGGGGCACAGACACGCGGCGTGACCCTCGGAAGGACGAGCTCACGTCCTGCATTTCTTCGCTACCGATCACCAGAGCGCCGACCGACTTCAGTGGTTCCTCTTGCCGGGTGCGGTCACGGCTTGCGTTCACCAGCTTCTGCTCGGCCTCGCCCAGGCGTGCGTTGAGTTCGCCCTGCTTGGTCAGCAGCTCGTCGACCTTGGCGCGGGTTTCTGCGCTCATTTCGCCGTTGGATTTGATCTGTTTCTCGACCGCCTCACCCTGGGCCTTGATCTTGTCGCCAATGGCCTTCAGGTTTTTGTTGAGTTCTTCGACTTGGGCTTCATAGCTCATGGTCATTTTCCATCCAAAGAATTGAGGAGATTGGTTGCCGCGCTCAGAGAGGCGGAGAGGTCTGGCGCGACAGCGCAGGGCTTATCGGTCGAGGTAGCGTTATGCGTACCTCCGCCGGCAGCGCGAGGCATGCCGGACTTGAAATTGGCGAACAGTTCGCGACGCTCGGAGCGAGTCATGCCACCTTTTGCCAGGGCGACATCCATGGCTTTGAGCGCATTGGCCTGGGCGGCGTCTTCAGTTTCGCGCTCGGTCACCTCGGTGGATGACAACAGTCCGGTGGCCAGGCCAAGCTCCACGGCACGCTTGCCGCGTATGTAGGTTTCGTCGTCCATCAGTTCGGCCATGTCTTCAGCAGACTGCCCGCTGGTCTCGGCGTAGAGGTCGGCCATCGCGGCATCGAACTCTTCCATGTCATCAGCGATGTCGCGGAGGTAGTTGCGGTTGCCAGCGAGCCAGGTCCAGCAGTTGTGGATCATCAGGAATGCGCTGCTGGCCACCTCCCGCTTCTTCCCGGCTAGGAAAACAATCGAAGCAGCGCTAGCCGCCATGCCCAGCACCTTGGTGGTGACTTCATGGCTGTGCTCTTGCAGGCGGTTGTAAATGGCGATGCCTTCGAACATGTCGCCGCCTGGCGAGTTGATGTAAACGGTTACGTCACGCTCGCCGATAGCACGCAAGGCAGCATCAATACGCTTCAGCGTGACGCCCTCGCCATACCAGTCTTCGCCGATCACGCCGTACACCGTGATGGTGTCCGAGGTGTTCTCGACGGCCGCCTGGATCGCGGGGTTCCATTTATCGAGCGCGCGCGGGCTCATCTCGCTGCGCAGGCCGCGAGACTGGATCTTGTGTTTCATGGATTACTCCCGTGATTTGCTGTCCGGCTCTTGCAGCCAGTTCATCAGTGCAGCCCGAGCGGCCTGACCTTCGTTTTGCTTCCCCAACTGGTCCAGCGGCACCAGGTTCGACTGAACCGTCAGGACATCACCGCCAGGCATGTGCGGCATGTTGTCTTTGCGGCGCCCCTCGTTTCGAGTGATGAAGCCGTTCTGGGCCATGGTGCTGAGATACGCCGCGCGCCCGGAGCTGTCAGCCCGCAAGAACGCCTCAAGCGAGAACTCCGAATAGAAATTGATCCGGTCCACCGCCGTCATGCACCACTTGTTCACGCACTGCTCGATGGGTGCCGTGAAGGACATGATGCAGTAGGTAAGGAACGCGATCTGCTGCTGCTCCAGACCTGTACCCCAGTTGCTACCCTTGTCGGTCTTCATCACCATCCAGGGCGGGACGCCGAACCAGCGGCAGATTTCCTCAATGCTGTGCCCCCTGGACTCCAGCAGCTGCGCATCAGCAGGGTTGATGCCGATCATTTCAGGCTTCACACCTTGCTCGAGCACTGGGCTCTTGCCGGCATTCAAAGCCCCGGAAATCGTCTTCACGTACTCACGAAACTCGACGCGCTGGGCTGGATTGAGCGTCTTGTCTACCGAAAACGCGACTGTCGGCATCATTCCGTTTCGGAAGGTGCTGTTAGCGGCGTCGTCTGCAGACATCGCCGAGCCGAACACATCTGCACCGTATCGAATAGCGGAAAGACCGACTCGGCCATCCAGGGTGAAGGCCGGAATGTGCAGCATGTCCTGCCGCGCAATCTCCCGGCGCGCGCCGTTCCGCGGCCTGAAGAAGTACCTCAGCCGGCCGTCATCATCGAACTCCAGGTCGACCCGGGAGGGCATGAGGAAGTCCAGCGCAATGACACGACCTGCGGAACGGTGGATCTCGCAGTAAGCATTCCCCCACAGCAGCATCGACGCGACAACTGCTTGCCAGAAATGGAAAGCGGCCATGTCCTCGTTTGGACTGGTGTGCACCACGTCGTACAGCGGGAAGTCCCGGGCACTCTCGCGGCTTCCATCGGGCATCCGCTTGTAAATACTCAGCGGCAAGCCGGCCACCGAGGTCGAGATAATGCGGACACAAGCCCATACCGTAGAAAGGCGCATCGCCTTGTCCACGCTGACCGACTTGCCACTACTAGACTGCGCCCCAAGAAATGCGCCCCAGAACCCGCCATCGGATAGCTTGATGCTCTTGCCCAACCATTCGCTCATACTGGCTGTGGGCTTGGTGGCCGCAGCCCCCAATGCCTGGGATAGGGTTTTAATCACTCGTCAGCCCTCGGCGAAGGAACCCGGCGATGGAAAAGAAGCTCACCGAGCCCGCCAGCAAGGCCCAGCCGGTACCGGCCAAAACCCATACCCCAGCACATGCCAGGCAGAAAGCGACCAGAGCGCAGGCAATGAAAATGTAAAGTGCGTTCATGCGATCAGTGGGTCCCGAATGCCAGCCATGAAGTTATCCATTCCTCCGCGGCCTTCAGGATTGAGGCTGATCAGAGAAACGGCGTTGAAAGTAGCCATCAGCGGGTCGATCTTTGCCGTGCCGGAGGCCTGCTTTGTGATTAAGAAGGCATTCGCAGAGGGCACCCCTTTGGCATTGCCGCAGGACCAGGCCATGAGCGGCTGACCGCAGTGCAAGAGCGTGCCCTCGGCAAGCTTGCGCTCTGTCGTCTTGATCGCACCTGTGAGTTTCCAGCCTTGGGAAATGCCAACGATCTTGTCTTCCTCGACACCGGCATCAGCCAGGGCATCGAGAACAGAACCAATGCCAGCAGGGTCGAGCCCGACCTTGTCCAGCAGGCCGGTCTCATTGATGCGCTTGACGATGGCAGCGAATTGCTCGACGTCATCGCCGATCCGCTTGACCAGGGTCAGATCGCCGGCTGCTTCAAGATCCTTGAGCCGTGGGGCTTCGGACTTACGCCGCTCAAGGACTGAAGGATGTGCCCAGGCATGAGCCCAGTGGAACCAGCGACGGGTTCCTGCCTCCCGGCCGATAACAGCAAGACCGAGCAGGTCATCCAACCCACCGCCGTCACCACCGACATCGATGACTTCGCATCGCTCGAGGATTTGCTCCAGGCTGAGCCAAGTGGCCGCCTGTGGCTCCCAGAATTCAGCACCAACCCAGGCGTCCGACATGAGCGCCAAGCCGATCTCGATATTTAGATGCTTGGCAAGGAAGCCGCGCAGTTCCGCCTCGCCGTCGATCTCCGCTTGCATGAACAAACGCTCAAGCGTCGGCCGATCGACCGAGAACCCCATGTTGGGGTTCACCAGGTGGAAGTTCTCCGGCTTGCGGGCCGCGCCGCTGTCGATCATCTCCTTCGAGAATTCGTAAATGATCGGCAGGAAGCGGTTGTCGTTGATACGGCCATCACGCACGCCGCGGGCGTAGTTCAGTTTTGACCGGAATACGCCAGCAGGCGGCTCGTTCGATTGCGTGGTCAGCCAGATGACGAAACCTTCGGGCCTGGAAAGCAAACCACCGGTGGCCTCGCGGATCATGTCCGCAGCCTTGGGGTTCTTGCCGAACAGCCAGGCCTCGTCGATCAGTACGCCGACAGCCTTTTTGCCGCCCACCACATCGCTGTCAGCGGCAACGACCTTCAGCGTGGCTCCAGTCTCGCGGTGCGTGATCAAGCGGAGGTGAGGCTGCACGTGCAGCAGGTCTTTCAGTTCCTCATCGTTGTTGACCATGTCCTTGGCCGGCACAAAAGCGTTGTCGGCAATTTCCTTGGTCGGCGCGAGGATGATGAACTCGGCTGACATCCGCCAGTTGCGCACCAGGGCCGTCAGCATGATGGCGGCGGCAATGGTCGACTTACTGTTCTTTTTGGGGATGCATAGCATGAACTCCCGAATCAGGCGCTCACCGGTCTCGCTGTTGTAGCTTCCGAATACAGCCCCAGCGAAAGCCAGCACCCAGGGGGCGCACGCGCTTTCGATAGTTGGGCTGCCCGGCGCATCGACAATGCGAAGGCCCTTGAAGACTTCGAGGCTCTCCTCAGCCTCCTGAGGAAAAAGCGGCTCTGGAATGATTGATTCGCCCGCGGCCAGGCTTCGCCACCAGTCTGGGCAGGCCGTAGTCCAAAGCATGTGTCACCCCTTGACGACAGTGAGGGGCGGCTTGCTCTGGGAATACTTGCCCTTGCCCGCCTCTTTGGCGGCCTCCGCCTTCTGCTCTTTCTTGCCAGCTTCTGCTTTCTTGCCGTGAATGTACGGCACGGCGGTTTGCGCGGCATTGCGACGATCAAAGACCTTCGCCCGGGGCTCGTTCATCAGCGCGAGCAGCCACACCAGCGGATCATCAGTAGAAGGCAGGCAACTGAGGAACTCCCCGTCGGCCTCGTTGATCCCGACGGGTGCTTCAATGCCATCATCAGCCTTCGCTTTGCCGCGCCGCTTTTTCGGCTCAGGGTTAACACTGAGCTCTGCTCTGCGAGCCAAAATTGCCGATGCGATCTTCGGGTCATTTGCCCAACGGGAACCGGCCGCAGCAGCGGTCGAAGGCTTGCTGCCCGCGGCCTCAGCCGCTTCCTTGTTGGACGCACCTCGGGCCCTAGCGTCAACAAACTGTCGCTGTTTGTCTGTTAACACCATTAACAAAAACCTTCAGGGGGGAGAAAAATGTATACGTGGGGTCGGAGGCGGTCTAGCTAGATGAGAATCCCTAACTTTTGACCCCCTACCCCTTTAGAGGCACGTCATTGGCGTGCCTCTTCGCCGCTCCACCGGGTTTCGACGATCCGCTGACGCATCAGCCCCACAGCCCCGCTGTCTCTTCGGCCTGCTTGACGGAGTCGTGGCACGACTTGCAGAGGCTCTGCCAGTTGGTCTGATCCCAGAAGAGAACCATGTCTCCACGGTGTGCAACGATGTGGTCGACAACCCTGGCCCCAGTTGTGCGGCCGTTCCGCTCGCAGTAGATGCACAGCGGGTTGTCACGCAGGTACTGCTCCCGTGCCTTCTGCCATCGGTAATCGTAGCCACGTTGAGAGCTGGTCATGCCGCTTCGCCAACTGCCTGGTGTCACCACCTTGACCCGCGAGCCCGCGCTTTGCTTGATGCGCGGTCCCAGTGTCCTGAGCCTAGCCATCAGCGCACCTCGACCCTGATGCCGCGCTCTATCCACCGGACGACACGGCCAAGGTCCGGCTCGCGTCCAGTAATGTGGGTCATAGCCCAGACGCCGACCAGGTAGTACTTGAGCCACCAGCTCTGTCGGCAGACGATTGTCGCGGTCATGCGGGCCATGGCTCGCGCTCCCTATCTCTTGTACCAGGTCAATTGGAAACACCGGGCATCCACCGGCACCTCAGCAATCGGCCAGCGCAGGCAGTGCATGTGCTTGCGCTCAGGCCTAGTTCGGCTAACTCGAAGCGCCTGCACCAAATATGCAGATCCGGCTGCAGTGGTGATGAAGTCGCCTACTGCGATGCCATCGGCGCCGTCCACGTACAGCTTGCAAGGCGTGTAAGGCGCCTTGGCCATCAGTAGAAAGGATCAGCGGGCTTGGCGATCGAACGCACGAACCACATGAAGCCCTGCTGCAGGTTGGTCTTGGCCAGAGCCAAGGTGCGCTGGTCCACGCCTTAGATCTGGCCGATCTGCTTGAACAGCTCGCCGGCATCGGCCTCAAGGGCCTTGATCGAGTTCATGCCGTCGATCTCGCTCTGGGAGAGGTCGCGGTAGCCGGTGATCTTCTTGTGCTGGTTGTCCATGATGAATCCTCATGTGGGCGCGCCTCGAAACGGCGCATCTAGGCTTTGGGCGCGACTGAATTACTCGCCGCTCCACCCCATCAACTTGAGCTGAGCATCAATGTGCTCCAGCTCTTTTCTGAAGTGATCTGCAAGTGGCTCTACAACAGCGGCCAGAACTTCCGGTGCCTGGTAGTCGCCCGTGATCGCCAACGCAACCCCAGAACCGCTCAGAACGGTATCCAAACGTCGCTGCACCTGGTCGCGCTTGAAGAACAGGCTGTTGGCAGTGGCAATCTGATCTCGATTCATCGGTCATCCCTGAGCCTTACGTGACAGAAAAAGGTCGGAGTAGCCGCGCAGCTTCTCGACACCCATGAAGCCAACAGCACCACCGGCGAACGTGGCCATGCCCTGCGGCAAGCCCATCCACTCCAGCAGCGGCACCAGGGCCAGGGTAATGAGGCCGCAGAGCGCGCCCTCCAAGATCATCTGCCGGCGAGTGCCACCGCCGTACACCACACGAAGGGCAGCGATCGCGACCGACAGGCCAGCCGCATACAACTGAGGCTGGTGAGCCAGCACCCAGGCGAGCACAGCGGCCCACAGGCCAGGATCCTTCTCGGGCATGTTTGGCATCTCTGTTCCTCCCTTTTGGGGAGTGCAATAGGTTCGGCCGCAGCAGCACTCCCAGCTCGGAGCGATGGGCGTGGCGGGGCCGAAAACGAAAAAGCCCCAGCGTTTGCCAGGGCTTCGGGAAGTTTTAGGTAAGTCAGTCGTCTATCGGGTTGGACCTGCCGGGAGCGGCCCCAACTCAACGTCAGCGCCGTGCGATCGCATCAAGTCAGCGATCCGGTCAAGCTCTTCTTCACCCAGGGTCAGCAGTGCCGCCATATAAAAGTGCATTTGCATGCCCAGCTCGCGCGGCGCCGCGCCGCCCGTGTACTTGCGCCATTGAGCGCCTTGGGTGAGCCCAGCCAGGTCTGCCATCTGGGGGCTGGTGAACTTGAGGTCTTCTTTCAGGCGGGCAAGATCGCCTGCCGACGGCGGGTCGTAATGCTTGATGCGTTTCATCGGATATCCGAAGCCCCGACGGATGCCGGGGCAGTTATCAGTCAGGAAAAGAACTTGAACGCTACCCAGCTCACCGCCAGTGCGAACACTGCGCCTGCAGCAGCCGACAGAAATATGCTGCGCGCTTCGTGCTGGGAGCCTTCGCGAACCTCGCTGCCCAGCTGGGCCAAGGTTTCCCGCATCTGCTTGATAACTTGATCGTGGCTCATGGTCTTCCTCGCTTGGGATGTCGGGTCACGCCTGTTGCAAGACCCTGTGACGGTACTGTCGCCCGAATCGGCGTAAAGCTCAAGACCGCTGGGCGGAAGCCCCGATTTCTCGGGGCTTAACGTTAGAGCTTTTGGATGAAGGCGGCGGCGGTGACTATCACTGTGACTAGACCTCCTACCGCTACAAACGGGTAAAACATCGTCTCCCGCTTCATCTTGTTAGCCTCGGCGATCATCTTCCTGGCCTCGGCGGTGAGCTTGTGAACTTCGGCTTGAAGCTTCTCAAGCTCTAGCTCTTCCTTCTCAGTCATTCGTCTTCCTTTCGGGCTTCGGGCTGCACCCTTTGTGCTTCCCATGTGTCGTATTATGTACCTTTAAGGTACAGAGCACAACAAATATTTTCACGCCCCGGAAACGAAACGCCCCGGCTGCAATGGCCGGGGTTTCAATGTGTCGCGTTGCTTGCAAGCTGGACACGCTGCTATGAAAACAGGTGTTTATCCGCGCGGAAAGCTTTTTATGCAGCCTCGCGCAATTGCTCCAGAGCACAGTCGATCCATGCCACTCCAGTGTTGATCAGTTCGCGCGCCTTGGCTTCGCCCATCTTGTGCTCTCGGGCGATCCGCAACGCAGGCCACTTAGCGCCGAAGTACAACCAGACGAATCCGCCCATCTGCGGGTTGCGCTTATTGAGTCTGGCTACGGCGCCGTCCACCGCTAGGGCGAGGTCGTCCGTGATCACGTATTGCTTGAGCCCACCTTCCGCAGGGACGTGCTCCTTCATGAGTGCATAGAGCGGGCAGACATACTGAGGCACGCCCATCCCATCCATGCGCCACCAGCCCCATTGCTCGAGCATGTACGCGGTGTCACCAAGGGCCTTGTCGACGTAGGTTCGATTCTTCATGTCCTTCCCCCTAATCTCCGGTGTGATTGGTGCCGCCGGCGCCGCGCCGGTTGCTTCCCTGATATGTGGCCTCAGGCCCGGATGCCTGAGGGTTCTTCAGCTGCTCGATCTGCCGGAGCGCTGCCCGAAGCCTCATGCTGAGCTGGGTCACCAGTTCATCCAGGGCCAGAGCCTCGCCGGTTGCAGCCGCCACAAAGCCTGAGGCGTTGCAGTGGTCGCATGGCAGTTCGTGAAACAAGCCCTTGGTGACCGCTCTCCCACGGCACAAAGGGCACTTGCCCAGCTCGATCACGGCCTTCTTGAAGGCTGGGCCGTGGCTCTTCCTCATGCGTTGGACGCCTTTACCCAGCGCCGCACCGACAGCTCGCACCCCATCTTCAAGCAGACCCCATTGGCCATTCCCCGATGGGTTGCCCGGCGCCCGCAGCCGCAGTTGCAGCGCCGACGCGACTTCGAATCAGCCTGTTCCTGATAGCAGATCTGCCCAGGCAGCCCGCCGACAAAACCCCAACCCTCCATCCCGCCGCGCATTGCCGCCGAGCGGGCCGCTGGAGACATCGTGTTCAAGTCAGCCATGGCTGGCCCGGGGTGCTTTCCAGTCATTTCGAATCCTCGCTAATTACAAATGCGGTAAGGTCGCTCGGCGCCACGGCTTCTGTGGCCTCTGGCGAGTTCTGCGAAATTTCGGATAAGGCCTTGGTAAGGCCGTGGATGGCTGAGAAGCCAACCCGATCAAGCCAGGCGTGCCACTTCTCCAATGCTGCCCGGCGCTGCTGCATGGCCTGGGTGTGGATGTAGGTGCTGGCGATCTTGCCCAGCGTGTGGTTCAGCAGCATCTCGCCGATGTGGCCGTCTATGCCGAGGTCGGTCCAGGTGCTGCGGGATACCTTGCGCAGGTCGTGGCTGGTCCATTCACCCTGTCCCAGTCGGGTGAACACGGCGCTGGCCTGGGTCTCGCTCAACGACAGCCCGCGACGGTTCGGGAACAGGTACACGCCCTCGTAGCCTCCGGCCTGCTGAATGGCCCGGTACCGGATCAGCAGCGCCTCGACCTGGGCGGTCAGTGGCAGACGATGCTCGGTTCGGGTCTTGGTGTTCGCTGCGGGAATGAACCACTCGGCCGCCGCCAGTGAGATCTCGCTCCAGCGCGCCATGCGGGTCTCGCCGATGCGGGTGCCGTGGGCCAGCATCATCAGGGCCAGCATGGCGTCACCCGGAGCCACTTCGAAGGCCTGGGCCAGCTGCTGCATCAGCTCCGGCAGCTGCACGTCACGCAGGCGGGCCGCCTTGGGCAGGATCTTGGCCTTGGTGAAGTCGTTGAAGCGCATCCCGGCCATCGGGTTGCGGTCGATCAAGCCCAGCTGCAGGGCCTGGCGGAAAGCGGTCAGCAGCAGCGCGAACATCTGCCGCAGGTAGGACAGCGACACCTCGGCCTGACACGGCCACATCAGCAGCTTGTCGAGGGCATCGGCATTCACGCCAGCAACGGCCAGGTCATCCAGCCGTGGCTTGAGGTGCTGGGCAATGGCTGACCGGGCGCCAGCCTTGCGTTTCGCCGACAGCGATCGGTCACGCGCCATGCGGTCGCCGTACCATTCCAGCAACTGACCCACGGTGACCATGCCCGAGACCACCGGCGCCGTGGCTGGGGAGCGCAGCAGGCGTTGACGCAGCGCGGGCAGCTCGGCCAGCACCGCCGATACGCTCAG